TGAGCGTTCTCTCAATAAAAACAACGGGGCTGCGGGTCCTATTTTTGCATTAAAACAATTTGGTTGGAAGGATACCATTGAGCAAACTAATACCGATGGAAATGTTGATCCTGAAATATTAAAGAAAGAGATAGCAAGCCTTATTAAATCCGAACAAATAATGTAGTGTATTAATACACCTCTTTTAGTTCAGCCTCCCCTTAGCCACGATTCTAACTTTAAGAGGTGCTAATTATTAGTTGACATCTATTAATATATAAAATAACATATATATGCACCCTCAAATAATTAAGCTTGTAAAAGTCTTTCATAATTATTATTACCTAACCAGAGGGTGCAATACAGTCCATTATTAGTTGACACCTGTTAACAAATACGTTATTATATTATAGACAATATAATTGGAGGTAATAATATGACGATAAATTCTTTAGATAAAAAATTAATAATAGACTATGTGAAAAAAAAACCATTAGATTTGATAAATGCTAATGATGATATAAAAAACAACAAAGAGGTTGTTATTGCTGCGGTCACAAAAGACGGTAAGGTATTTCAATATGTTAGTGACGAATTGAAAAATGACAAAGACGTTGCGCTAGCCGCGGTTAATCAATTTCCGCATAGTCTTTATTTTGTTAGTGATGAACTAAAAAAAGATAAAGATATTGTGATAGCAGCGGTAAGTAAAAAGCCATCAACATTTCAATATATAAAAAATGATTTAAGAAAAGATAAAGATATTATAATGTCAGCATTAAAAAAATATGCTACATCCACGCAACATACTACAGAAAAAATAATAAATGAATTAATGGATTATTTAAAATAATGAATACAAAATATTATACAGATCCTTATGCCGGTAAAGTATGGGGATCGCCTGATTTTGAGAATGGTTTTCGTCTTAATTACCTCACTGAGCAACAAAGCAATAATAAGGAATTTATGCTTAGTGCTATACAACAAAGCCCTGGGTCACTTAAATATGCCAGTGAAGAACTAAGAAACGATAAGGAGTTTATACTTACCGCTGTGAAAGATTCAGGTCATGTACTTGAATACGTCTATGACGAATTCAAAAATGATAAAGAAATTGTACTTGCCGCTATCAAAGATTATGGTCCGGCACTTGAATTCACCGGTTTCAAACTAAAAAATGAGAAAGAGGTTGTGCTTGAAGCTGTGAAACAGGAGCGTGGGGCACTTGAATATGCAAGTGCTAAATTCAGAAATGATAAAGAGGTTGTTCTTGCTGCTGTGAAACATAATGGTTATCATCTTAAATACGCAAGTCATGAGTTAAAAAATGATAAAGAAGTTGTTCTTGCAGCTATTGATAAGCATGGTGTGGCAATTCACCAATATGTCGGTGACGATCGAAATAGTAAGTCATTTCAATATGCCAGTGAAGAACTCAAAAATAATAGAGAATTTGTTATTGAAGCTATGAAAAAAAATGGGATGGTGCTTGAATATGCACCAAGCTTTCAAAACGATAAAAAGGTTGTTCTTGCGGCTGTAAAACAGAATGGTTTTGCACTTGAATTTGCCAGTGATTCCCTGAAAAATGATAAACAAGTTGTACTTGTCGCTGTAAATATGGATGGTATAGAATCTTACTATAAATCAATTCTTGAATTTGCCAGTGATGAATTAAAAAACGATAAAGATGTTGTGCTTGCTGCTGTAAAAAAGTATGGTTATGCATTTAAACATGCCAGTGCTTATTTAAAAAAAGATAAAAAGTTTGTATTTGAAGCGGTCAAAGAGAATGCTAAAGCACTTTTTTTTGCCCCAAGCTTTAATAACGATAAGCAATTTGTACGCGCTGCTGTAAAGCAGAATGCCGAGGCAGTTGAACACGCATGTTATTTCTTACAAAAAGATAAAGATTTTTTACGTACCCTTGTAAAACAAAATCGTGAGGTTCTTAACTACCTTAATGATGATTATGAGTTTATTTTCAGATGATAATATATGATGATAAAGAAAAAGCAATTGCCGCTGTGAAACAGAATCCTTGGGTACTTCCATACATTAGTGACGACCTAAAAAACGATAAAGAGGTTGTCCTTGCTGCTGTAAAAGAAAACGGTTGGACACTTCAATGCGCCAGTGATGAACTAAGAAACAATTTAGAGGTTGTACTTGCTGCTGTGAAACAGAATTGGATGTCACTTAACTACGCCAGTGATGAGCTAAAAAATGATAAAGAAGTTGTCATTGCTGCTGTAAAACAGAACGGTTGGGCACTTGAATTCGCCAGTGATGAGCTAAAAAATGATAAAGAAGTTGTCCTTGCCGCTGTGAAAGAGAATGGTTTTGCACTTCATTACGTTAGTGAAGAACTAAAAAACAATAAAGAGGTTGTCATTGCCGCTGTAAAAGAGAATGTATATGCACTTCAATGCGCAAGTAAAGAACTTCAAGGAAGTTTAAGGAGTTTTAATAATGAGAATATATAATGATAAAGAAAAAGCAATTGCAGCTGTAAAAGAGGATGGTGGTAGACTTCAATACGCCAGTTATGAACTAAGAAACGACAAAGAGGTTGTCCTTGCCGCTGTGAAACAGGATGGTTTGGCACTTTTTTTTGCCAGTGACGACCTAAAAAACAATAAAGATGTTGTCCTTGCCGCTGTGAAACAGGAGGGTTTTGCACTTCAACGCGCTAGTTATGAACTAAAAAACAATAAAGATGTTGTCCTTGCCGCTGTGAAACAGGAGGGTTTTGCACTTGAATACGCCAGTGACGACCTAAGAAACGATAAAGAGGTTGTCCTTGCCGCTGTGAAAGAGCGTGGTTCTGCACTTCAATACGCCAGTGACGACCTAAGAAACAATAAAGAGGTTGTCCTTGCCGCTGTGAATCAGAATGGTTGGGCACTTCGATACGCTAGTGAAGAACTTCAAGAAAGTTTAAGGAGATTTAATAATGATAATATATAATGATAAAGAAAAAGCAATTGCAGCTGTAAAAGAGGATGGTGGTAGACTTCAATACGCCAGTGATGACCTAAAAAACAATAAAGAGGTTGTCCTTGCCGCTGTGAATCAGTATGGTGGTGCACTTCGATTCGCCAGTGAAGAACTAAGAAACGACAAAGAGTTTGTCCTTGCCGCTGTAAAACAGAATTGTGATGCAATTCAATACGCCAGTTATGAACTAAGAAATGATAAAGAGTTTATCCTTGCTGCTGTGAAAAAGAGTGGTTGGGCACTTGAATTCGCCAGTGCCGACCTAAGTAACAATAAAGAGGTTGTCCTTGCCGCTGTGAAAGAGCATGGCTGGGTACTTCAATTCGCTAGTGACGACCTAAGAAACAATCCAGAGGTTGTCCTTGCCGCTGTGAAAGAGCGTGCTTCTGCACTTTATTGCGCCAGTGACGACCTAAGAAACGATAAAGAGGTTGTCCTTGCCGCTGTGAAAGAGCGTGCTTCTGCACTTTATTGCGCCAGTGACGACCTAAGAAACGATAAAGAGTTTGTCATTGCCGCTGTGAAACAGAATGGTGATGCACTTCAATACGCTAGTGAAGAACTTCAAGAAAGTTTAAGGAGATTTAATAATGAGAATATATGATGATAAAGAAAAAGCAATTGCCGCTGTGAAAGAGAATGGTTGGGCGCTTGAATACGCTAGTGCCGAACTAAGAAACGATAAAGAGGTTGTACTTTATGCTGTGAAACAGGATGGTTGGGCACTTCAATACGCTAGTGATAAGCTAAAAAACGATAAAGAGGTTGTACTTGTAGCTGTGAATCTAGATTATGAGAAAGTTTTAGACTGTGAGTGCAATTATTCGGTACTTAAATGGGCTAGTTGGGAACTAAGAAATGATAAAGAAGTTGTTTTAGCTGCTGTGAAAGAGAATGTATATGCACTTCAATGCGCAAGTGACGACCTAAGAAAGGATAAAGAGGTTGTCCTTGCCGCTGTGAAAAAGAATGGTTCTACACTTCAATACGCTAGTGACGACCTAAGAACCGATAAAGAGTTTGTCCTTGCCGCTGTGAAAAAGAGTGGTTTTGCACTTCAATTCGCCAGTGATGAATTAAAAAACAATAAAGATGTTGTACTTTATGCTGTGAAACAGGATGGTTGGGCACTTCAATACGCTAGTGACGACCTAAGAAACAATTCAGATGTTGTCCTTGCCGCTGTGAATCAGAGTGGTTTGGCACTTCAATACGCCAGTGATAAGATAAAAAATGATAAAGAGGTTGTCCTTGCTGCTGTGAAACAAGATGGTTTTGCACTTCACTACGCCAGTGACGACCTAAGAAACAATTCAGATGTTGTCCTTGCCGCTGTGAAAAAGGATGGTGATGCACTTAAATACGCTAGTGAAGGAATTAAAAAAAGTTTAGGGTTTTTTTCACAATATAAAAATTGATAAGGATCTTATAGGGAGTATGTGATGAGTTTTTTTCAAGCAGATTTTAATTGGGGCCAATATTTTTTCGAATCAGTTTTTGGATTTATTATAGCTATTGGTTTGATATATCTTTCATTATTTTTAATAAAAATTATTTTAGATATAATTCTTTATATTATTGAATAATCTATGAATAATTTAATACATTTAAGAAATAAATTATTAAAATATAAACAATATAGAAATGAAAACATGCTTGATTTCATGCAATGGGAAAAGTATGAAAAACAATTCAAGATGCGTAATACTATAATTGATCGCATAAAATATGGCGGTGAAAAAAAAATATTTGTTACATTTGGCGGTAACAGATCGGGAAAAACTGAATTAGGTGCCGGTGTTGTCGCACAAATTCTTGAAGAAGTGCCTAATATACAAATTATGTGCGCAACAGTTGATTATAAATTAAGTGTACAAGTTCAACAGGCCAAAATAAATAAATTAATTAAAAAAAGTGAAGTAGACTACGGAAAATATAATCCAATTAGAGGTTATAATAATGATATTCTTTTAATGAAAAATGGTGCTAAATCAATATTTAGATCATATCAACAAGGTAGGGAAGCAATTCAAGGTATGGATCTTGATTTAATTTGGTTAGATGAGGAATGTCCCTGGGACTTTTACCAAGAATCACTAGCTAGAACAACAGATAGAGATGGTGTTGTTATGTTTACATTTACATCGCTTAGTGGGTTTACAAGGTTAGTCAATTTTTTATGGGAATCAAATAACAAGCTAGTTGAAACAACTGTTTTAAGCATACTTGATAACCCTTTTATTTCAGAACAAGCAAAAGAAAATTATTTAACAACCGTTGACCCCGATGAATATGAAAGTCGGGTATTAGGTAAACCGCATTTATCACAAGGGTTAGTTTATAAAGAATTTGGAGAAATTAATAAGGTAGATAGATTTAATTATAAAAGAATGATTAAAGATAATCCTGGTAGATATGAGTTGCATGAGGGCGTCGACCCCCACGAAAAAACTTGTCATCATTGGTGTCGATTTTTATATGATCATCAAGAAGATACAATATATGTTGTTGAAGAACTTAAAGCACCTGTAGAATCAATGATTATTGCCGATTATGCTAGGATGATTATAACTAAAAGAGATGGTCTAAAGCCTTTATTTTGTCAGATAGATACATCATCACAGAAACCAGATGTTATATTTAGACATCCAGATGAAGATCAAGAAAACAATCATACGATTCGCTTGGAATTTCAAAGAAATGGTATTGATACTATACTTTGTGCGAAAGACAATGCAATGGGTATAAATGCTGTTAAGAAACGTATCAAAGTCGTCAAAACTATATCAGGTGAGGTTAAACGAAAACCTAAGTTATATGTGTTTAATGACTTAACTGGGGTGCTTTGGGAATTTAGTCGATATAGTTGGGATACTTATGCAACGGCTAAAATGCAAGATAAAAAAGAAATGATTAACAAACCATTAAAAAAAGATGATCACTTTATGGATATAATAAAATATGAATGTATTAAAATGGAGCGACAAGAAATAGAATCACCTGAATGGATTGATGATCGTAAGTATGGGGCTATGGGTTATTAATAGTTGACAATTATTAACTCATGATTCATAATATAATCATGAAAAAAATAATAGCAAATAAAAATGAAATATTTAAAAAATGCACAATACCAAGGCAATTAGAGCAAGAGTTTGAATCTGTATTAATTCAAGATAATTTTTCATATTTAAATAATAACTTTAGGTATCCATATCCAGGGGAAAGACTAGATATAGATTCACCACATTTTGTTTCTTATGGTTTTGGTATAAAAGCAAAAACAAAGCCATCTATTGCTATAAAAAGTATTTTTCAAAATATAACACACGGGAAAATAGACTGTGAAAGAGCTGTTTTAATTACTAAGTATAATGAAATTTTAAGAAACATAGGTGATGAATCATTTGATAATTTATTTAAAAGTAACCCATTAAGAATAACGTCATCATTACCATTTTATAATTACCCTAGAGCATTTAAAGGTATAAAGGTTGATATGATAGATTCATGTGATGAATTAATTATTGGTGATTGGCTATATTTAGAAAACGATCAAAATAAATTAGATGATAATGATAAATTTTTATTTAGTGGTGAGCATGTAATAGTTATTGGATTGAAAAAATACAAAAAAACAAATAATGAAGAAAATATAGTGTTAATGGGTTTTACTGCAAACTCTAATTATGAAAAGATGAGTTATTCTGAATGGAATAAAGAAATATTCAAAGGAAATTTAAAAGGTTTTTTTAAAAAAGACAATAAAATAGTTGTCCGTAGAATAGACAGAGAACTGTTACAATATTAATTATTTATGTTCAAATCAATAAATAATATCTATTGACTTTTTTTTACAGATATGTATACTAACCGGTATATATGGCAAGCGAAAATAAGAGTATAAATGAAAAAAATAATGTTGAAGATAACAAGGATCGTGAAGCATTAGATTTTTTTGGATCTCTTAAATCTGGATATCAAAATGATCGTCAAGTCTGGGAAGAGCGATGGAAACAAGCTCGTGCCGCTGTTTACATGAATGATAATCTTGATGAAGTTTATTCCGGTAGAGCAAATATCAAGTCACCAATAATGTTAATAAAGGTTAATGGTTTAGCTGCTAGAATAGCTCGTATTTTATTTAATACTTATCCTATTGGTAGGGTCGAGGAAAAATTAGCAAATAAAGTTGATGGCGATATTACGCAATTACATAATGATTATATTTTTACTCACCAATTAGATCAAATTGGTTATAAAGAATCGCAAAAACAATTAATAAGAGAAAAGACAATTTTAGGAACGTCTGTCGGAAAAGTTACACAAGAATTTGAAGAAACAGAATTGCAATTTGATGAAGATTTGGAGCCTAAAACAGTTACTGTCAAAGACGATACGTATTTAAGACCAATTTTACTCGAAGAATTTTACAGTGATGTTAATAAGTCTGATATACAAGATAGCCAAGCATGTATCCACTCGACTACTATAAGCATGCAAAGTTTATTATCAGATGAAAAACGACGAGAAACTCGTACGTTTGAATTGTTAGATCCTGAAACTGAGGAAGTTATAGGGGTAGAGGAAGAATCTATAGAAACAGGTGTGTATAAAAATCTTAATTTATTGCAATTAGATGGAAATAATATAACACAAGAGCAGGAAGAATATGCTCAATATATGAATTGGTCACAAAAATCTACCAGAGCATTTCAAAAAAGTTTAAAAGAAATTAGAAAAACAGGTTTTGTCGAAATTGATGAATGTTATGGATTATTTGATTTAAATGGCGATGGCAATATGGAAGAAGTCATCTGCACTATTGCCGCCGGTAAAATAGTTATTCGATTAGAACCGTCACCATTTAAACATAAAAGATATACTAGACCGTTTATTGTTGGTAAATATTTGCCAATTCAAAATTGTCTTTATGGAATGAGCAATGTTATTGCTGGACATAATTTATTGCAAGAATATAACGCAAGCAGAGCACAAGCAACGGATGCAAAAACGAGAAGTGTTGCACCTATGTGGTATATGGATCAAACCAAAACTGTGGTTTGGGATGGTGTTTGGCGACCTAATGGTATAATTAAAGGTCAAGGCTCATCGGGTATGACACCAATTATAAACCCGAATTTAAGTAATGTGCCTTTACAAGATAGCCAAATCATCGCGCAAGATATTGATAGATTATGGTCGCTGTCCCCCGTTCAAGAGGGCACAACAGATCCGGGGTTAATTCCTTCCACCGCTAGGGGTACAATGGCCGTAATCTCCCAAAATGATATGCCTATTAATGACATAATTGATAACACCATTGAATTTGAAATGAAAAAATTTATTGAAATGTTACTAGAGCGTAACATAACCTTTAAAACGTTAGACGATTATACAATTGTATGGCCAGAAGAAAAAATTATGGCTTTAAAAGAGAATCTAGAAATTGATAAAATGTCTGATTTATTTGCTGACTTTAATGTTAGAATCTTGGGTAATTTAGAGTTGTCAAACGAGATTTCACAACAACAAGGGTATACACAATTTGCACAGTTTGCAGCATCCGTTCCACAAATTAATCAACGAATTAACTGGACAGCATATAGTGATAAATTATTGCGGTCATTTGGTATAAAAGACGATGCAGTAAATGATATTTGGCTAGATGAAGAACAGGTTCAAGCTGCTCAGCAAGCACAGCAAGAAGCGCAGCAACAACAACTACAACAAGCAGAAGCGCTGAGGCAAAAAGAACGTTTAGAGGATATGGAGCAATTTCAATTTGAAACAGAAGTAAAGACAGAGGGTAAAATAGTTGAAAAACAAGCTGAGGCAAGTATCGAAGCTATGACAGGACAAAAAGTTAATTAATGAAAAGATATCTAGATAAAGATGATATAAAAAGAATATATGATACATTGCAATCAGCAAATTTAGCACAAATTGAAAGCTTTTCTACGTTGTACGATGTGGAAGGATTAAGAAATACTGCAATAGAAAGAGAAGCATTAAAAAAAATATATAATTTATTACTAAATGAAATGACGGGAGATGATATTAATGGATAAGGATCAAGAATTAAACGAAAATGTTGATAACTTACAAGAATCGACAGGCCAGATTGAAGCTACTAAAAAAAATAAAGAAGATAAACCAAAAAAAACAAAATCTGTTAAAAAAGATTATAAGTTTGATGAAAAAGTTTATAAGTGCATGGTTCAAGTCGAGGAATCTATAAAAAAACCTGTTTATGAACGTGGTCGAATTAAAGAAGTATTAGTTCCAACTGGCCGAATGATTGATGTAGAAAAATTTAGACCAGATTTTATCAGAGCTAATAAAAATGAAGATGTAGCTAAATGCCGATTTCGTGCAGCACAATATTTTAATGTTAGTGTTGAGCATTTATTAAATG